AAGTATAGGATCAATGGTATGACTAAAGCATATCTGCTCAGTATTCAGCTGTGATGCCTCTTGAAATAGTTTATCATTACCATTAGTAGGTAGTGACTCTATCTTTGGTAGTTGGTCCTGTGAATTAGCAAAGAATGCCACAGCTTTACCTGCATTAGCAGCACCTTTCAATCTATCAATGGTATTCCTTATCATGTTTTTTTCCTCCTCAGACTGAGGCCTTTTAGGAAACATCATAGCAAAGGATGGAAAGATTGAGTTTTGTATATTACTTTTAGCAAAGTAGCTAAGCTCACCTGATAGGAATGCAAAGTTAAGTGCTGAGGTGTACTGAGGTAATGGATAATAATCCTGCCCAATACATTCCACTTCATATACAAATAGTTGCTCATAATCTCTAGAGGTAGGAGTATATCTCCTTATCTCCTGTACTCCGATTCTAGATGACCAATCATCACAAATATAGTATCTCTTACGGTCTAAGTTTACTCTAAGTTTCTCAGGAGATAGATTGACTATCTTAGTGAGCTTCATCTTATCATCAAAGCATAGCTTGAAATATATTCTATTATGCAGTATTAGTTGCTGAGTTACTGCAGGTACTACCTTTTTTATGTTTAATTTTCTCTCTAATGTGTATAGCTCTAGCTTATCCTGTGGAGTTAGTCTATCAGCTACTATATTAAATCCACCTCCTACAGCTGCATTCACTTTATAGCCCACTATTGAGCCATGCAGTGGACTAGAATAGAAAATTTGATTAAGGAGTTCAGGGAATAGATTATCCTGCCCAAAAAAAATGACTCCATTAGTCTGAGTCCTACCATTAACATAGGGTAGAGTTAGATTAGCACCTCCTACTTTAAGGAATGGAGTAGAGAATGATTGATATCCCTCTACTATTTCATGTTTTACTGTTTTGAAAAAATCTTTTAATGCCATAATTATTCATAAATTGATGATACTATCGGTCCACTTACTACCATCCTGCCCTCTTCAATCACTACTCCTGTAGAGTTAGCAATAGTTGGAGGTGTGGTACTTGACTCATAGATACTATATGTATACTGTCCTTTAATTAGTTCCAAATCTACAGGCTCATCCAACTCAAACTGATTGAATCGTTCAGGATAAGTTGATAGATCAGCAGTGTAGAATGTAATAGGTGCGGAAAGTTTGTCCATTTCATTCTGAAAAACAAATAAATAATAAGGATTAGGCAGTGTACTTACCTCAGTTAGGGTAAGGATAATCTGATTGACCTCATCTTTCTTTATGTATATCATATAACTATATTATATTAAGGTCAAAAAATGTTTAAAAAAAAAGCTCTACAATATGCAGAGCTTTAATTATTAGGGTGTTAAGGTTATGCTTGAGAAGGTAATGGGAACTCAGTTTGACCTGCAATCTGATTTGCAGTTACCTCATAAGCCAAATGGTCAGCTTCCGCTAAAAGTGTAACGGAATATTTACTGCCATCTTGACGAGCTGTACCTGATCCTTCACCTGTTGCAGTTAACTGCACATTCTCAAAGTACCAATACTTACCATTTGCATCTAATACAAATACTGCTAAGTACTGCTGTCCTGATCCAAGTACATGGATAGCTTCTGACTTATCCTTATCTCTACGATTAAACATTAGGTTAATAGTCTGAGTAACTACTGTAGATCCATTTAGTAAATCTTGAGCAGTCTCTTCTGTATAGTTACCTGTATTTCTATTGATTGCATAGACATTAGCATTAGCTGTCAATGTCAATGTAGATACTGTCCATTCATTTGCACTAACTGTAGCAGCAGTAACATTTTCTTGTTGGCAAATCCATACTGTTCTTATTCCTCCCGTGTTTGAATCACACGGCTTCTCGATTGAAATTAATGACTCACAGCTCATTATATATGTTTTAAGTAAAGGGAGCTTGCACTCCCTTAGATTTATAAATTAGTTAATTAAGATGCAGAGTTGTAGAATACAATCTCACCACCATTAACGTGCTTAAATCCTACTTTCATATTAGCACGAGTTCTGATAACAGGTGTAGCTACAGTGTCAGCTAAATTGATAGCTCGTAATGCTTTACCATCTCCCTCTGCATCAAATGCATATAAGAAATTAGAACGAGGTGAAGCAACAATCTTAGAAAGACTTAACATTCCCGGACATAATACCATCTTTATTCCAAGATAAGTAAAGTCTAGAGCTTGAGTTAAGTTAGCCTGAGTATTTGATGCAGCAACAGCAGCACGATAAGCAGTAGCTACAGGAGAAGATACATAGATTCTCAATTCCTCTTGATTAGCAATTACAGCAGGAGGGATAGCAGCATATACTAAAGCTAATTTCTCAAGTACATTTGTAGGAGTAATAGCTGGAGGTGTAGCTCCACCTACTTCAATTACATTAGCAGCATCAGCAACTAATCCTTTGATATATCCATCACATAAAGCTAAAGCAGCAGTACCTGATGCAGTATCACCTGACCAACGTAATTTTTCAATGTTCTCAGCGATTGTCTTAGACATCTCATTCCAATAGTAATCCATGAAAGATGCAACAGTGAAATCACCATTAGATCCTTTAGTCATTTGTAAAGATACAAAAGACTGCTCTAGATCAAATTGACAAATTTCTGCCATTGCAGATAATCCTTCCACCGTAATCTCTACAGATGCAAGAGTATCAGTACTAGCATTCCATCCACAGTTCTCTGCCTGCAATACTTGTCCAAATACTACATTAGAAATTTTAGTCTTTACTTTGACACCTGGTAGTGTACGGTAGTTGTCTACTACTTCCTCATTCAAATAAGCTCGGCTATAGAATGCTTCGCTGTTAGCTTGTAATAATGCACTATTAGCAATATCCAAGTCAAATCTTAATTTTCTACTCATTTTTTTTGTTTTTTATTTAGTTATTATTGTTTAAAAATTTACTTACCATACTGAACTTATCATGCTGTGTTAGTTTAGTAGCTTCTACTTGTACTACTTCCTCACCTTCAGACATTACTTCCTCCATATGATTTCTTAAATCAGCTATCATTGCTATTAAAGCATTGATTTGCTCATCAATTACAGGTTGAACTATAGCTAGTATAGCTTCAGCATCAGCAGCAGGATCAATAGCCATCTCTTCTGTGGCAGGTGTCTCCTCTATTACTTCCTCTTCTACTACTGTCTCTAGTGCAATCTCTTCTGTCATTGCTTCTTCTTCAACAACAGGTGCATCTTTAATCTCAGTAACTTCTCCATCAACAACGATGTAGATCTTACCCTCGATTAGATGTTCTCCATCAGGTAACTTCATATTATATTTATTTATTTGTTTACTTAGTTTTAAGCCTAAGAATCCCTCAATAGAGAAACCTATCTGCTCATTCTTCACTAGCTCATTATAGTAATCTTTATCAGTTACCTGAGCTGTTACCATTAATGTGCCTTTAGGTACTTCAATACCATAGCTTGAGTAGGCTTTATCTTTCTTAGGATCTTCTACTATCCATGCCTCAAGTACATAAGCAGGTACAGTCTTATCAGTATCATGCTCTAGGTTAAATACATTACGATTAGTAAGGTCTTGCATGAATTTAGAATGAATCTGCTCAATGGTCTCAGCTGTAAATTGTACATAGTACTCCTCATCATTCTCATCATTCCTATATATCTCCATAGGTATCATGGCAGGAGCTACCACTCTATACTTTAGCTCATCTGAGAAAAACAATTTCTTATGCTCATCAAAACTCATCCCCTTAGTAATAATGGCAGGAGTTGAGGTGAAAGCTATCTGCTCAATCCCTAACTCTTCACCATCTGAATACTCAGGCTCTATGGTAATTTTATAGATTGGTATGTCTTTAGTCATAACTATATTATTTTTTTTTTATATTTGTTCAAAAATTAAAACTATGATAGAATTATTCGGCAAAGAAATCCCATCAAGGATGGATGAATTAACACTAGAGCAGTTCCAAAAGATATCTGCTATCCATAATAATGAAGAGTATGATACCCTTGAGAAACATTGTAAAGTCTTTGAATACTTAGGCATTACAGAGGAGGAGATGGATGTAGATTTTGACCTGTTCTTAGCTAATGTTAAAGAGTTTAATAATAATAACTATGATAAGAAAGATCCTGTAGAAGAGATAGAGATAGAGGGATATACTTATAAGGCTGAGATGAAGCTCTCAGTGAAAGATAGTAGGATTGTTGAAAAGATTGTTAAAAAAGATAATAAAGAATATATCTCAGACATTATGGCTCTAATGTTTAAACGAACTGACCTATCCAATACTGAACATTATGATCCTGCACATCTTAAGCACAAAGCTAAACTATTTAGTAAGCTTAAAGCAGATATATCTATCCCTTACCTTACCTTTGTAACTTATAAAATCACTAACCATGCAGAATCTCAAGCTCCCAGAGAATTGGAATCAGATATCAGTGGAGCAGTTCCTGGAG